ACCCTCTCCCATTTTATCTCTTAAAACAGGCGCAGTTTTTGCATCTTCCTTGATTGAATCATTGTCAAAGTAATATTTAGGACTCTTGCTTAATAAAAATATATATTCATGAGCCTTAGTGCATCTATCTCTTACACTCTCTGGCATTGGGTTTGGTTTATGCCAGATAATATCTTGCCTTAAATACCAACCATCTGCCTGTAGTGCTAATGCAACGCGCCAAGGAATGCCAATTAGATCTTTGTTTTTAAGACCAGCTTGTTTTAATTTTTTTGTATTCCTACTAACAGATCTACCCTTATCAATAACATGAGCGACTTCCGCTTGAGTTCCCTTTGCCAAACTTTGCGCTGTGCTTTTGCAATCCTTGTGGGATGAATAAGTATCGCCAAGATTAAGCCAAACTGTGCCATCGTCTTTTAATACTCTTTTGACCTCTCTAAATACTTTAACCAAGTTATCAACAAATAATTCTGGGGTATCTTCCAAGCCAAGTTGTTCTTCTTCTCCGTTGTAATCTCTCAATCCCCAATAGGGTGGTGAGGTAATACAAGTATTAACAGATTGGTCACCCATCTTTTGTAATGTTTCTAAACAATTACCAATATAAATATCTATATTCATTTAAAAGCCCTCCAGGCTAAATGCGCTATCAACATAAGGCTCTAATACCGCGTGTTTTCTAAACATGGTTTTAATGGACATATCTACTTCGGAGGAGTTAGCCTTCACCACCCCCGCTCTGACCACTCGCAAGCGGTCAAATTCCACGCCATTTTCAAGGCAGATACGCTCCGCTTCTGCCTCATCGCCTAACCATAAGGCGATGGCGAGCCTGTGACCATCGATAAAGCTGCTTGCTCCCCTAACTGCCGCTCTGGCTAGTAGAGGATCATCACCATTTGCCAATGCGACCTTCGACATGTGGTGAATGGAGATACACACACATTCCATCCGCGAGGATATGGAGGCAGCCAACTGGCAATATAATTGAGCGCTTTCATTGGAGCTAGTCGAAGCGCTGGTGACAGCTTGTATTGGATCGATGATCACAAGCTCTAAATCTTTGATAGTTTCTAATTCTTCCATGAGTTCATTAGCCTGTTGGGTAATGTTTAGCCCAGAAGAATCTTCCTTAATTAATGTTAGTGGTTTAGGTGCATCTGGAATGGTATAGGCGAAAATGTCATACTTAGTGTCATACCTTTTTCCGTCAGGATCTAATGCTTTTAAACGCCTGGCTAATTCAAGTTGGTCATCCTCAGCACTGATAACAACCACATTGCCCTGCCTTCTGACTGGGTGACCAAACCAATTACCACCGCCGTTGGCAACCTTTAGAGCCAAATCTAAGGTAAGCATTGATTTTCCCACCCCGCCCACACTGCTTAAGATTACAGGTTTACGGCGTTCTAAGAAGTTATCCACAAGCCATTCACGCGGCGGTGGATCGTTTACCAAATGCCTAACAGCATATTGTGATAGACCAATACCCTGTTGAAGTATCTCTAATTTAACCTTTTCTAGCCCATGCTCAATATAAATATCGTTGTAATCGCCGTAGAGGCTCGGTATGCGCATGAAACAATTATAGGTAGTGGAGCATATATCTTGCGCTTTACGCTCTCCTACGCCGTTAGAATCCCTGTCAAAGCATAAATAAAACTTAGCGTCTGTTTCTTTTCTTAGATTATTAATTGCATCCTGACCAAAGTTAGCAGAAAAGACACATGCAACTGGTATTCCTGTAGCCTCCCAAATAGTAGCTGCGGTAGCGTATCCCTCGCATATACACATTTGTTGGATATTTCTTAATGAATGAAAGTCTGCGCCAATTAAAAAGATATTACCTTTAATTTCAGAGCCAGCTTTGAATCTTTTTTGCCCACTTTTGTCTATTAGCTGTAGAGATCTTAATTCGCCAGTGCTAGAATACACGGGAATTACCAAACAGCCATTTTGGTCAATTTTTAACCCATAACTTTTAACTTTTTTATTTGTGAGATACTCATGTTCAGTCGTATTTTCAAAAGAGCCAAATGTGAGTTTTACCTCATTAGCCACTTCCTCGTTCCGTTGTTTTTGAGCTTCGTCTCTCCGCTTTTGAGCCTCCGCCATTTGTTGTTTTAGTCTCGCCCCCTCGCTCTCGCTCAGAGTGTTGGGGCTAATAGATGACCACTTATGCTCCACGCCTGTGCGCCAGTTACCAAACACAGCGAAATAATTACCAGATAACTCGTTGACACAATACCAACCAGAACGCTGGTTACTTTTATCTGCTTTCCCCCCTGCTCCATCGCCAACTCGGACTCTTGTTAATTGACCTGATAAGTCTAGGTTGTCAACCATGAGACCATGGTTGCTCATTTCATTGATTAAATCGTTGAGGTCTTTACCTGTTTTATAAGCATAGTCCTGATTAACTACTATGCCATCCTCTCCAAAATATTTAGTTAGATCCATCCTGTATTACCTTCTCCATTTTACCTGTACGAGCTTGCTCATTAGCCCAGGTAAGATAATTATCTACGATTGCTCCAAAAAGTAGTTCACGATCTTTTCTATCCCACTCATGCATGACATAGCTGTTAGTTCTTTTGGCTATATCTAGATAAGTTTTTTTAGTTTGATTGATTGTGTAATCCAGTCCTTCAGTACAAGTAACTGCGATTTTCTTTAATGGTTTTTCCTCGCGCATTTTGTTTAAGTGTTCCAAACTACAAGCTCCGTATATTTGTTCTTCTGTTATTCTTAAATGTGGCCCAGCAGGTTTGCGACAATAGCCACATAATGCTGGGCGCATTTTCCTTAAATTAAAATGGAATTTCGTCTGACGAATCATTATCGGCAGGTTTGTTTTCCACTTTAGGTGCAGGTTTTATTTCGGTTTTACCTTTAGCAGGTTGCCAATGTGTACCAAACTTAGAGTCAACTTTGTTTCTGTCACCATCAACTATAACCATACAAGATGCAACTTTACCTTTGATTTCGTCAGTGTTTTTCCAACTACCTTCGATACCCATAGCTTTACTCATCTTGATGATGTCTTGTTTACCCCATTGCACTTTCTTTGGATCATCGTGCTTTAAAGTAATAGTATGTGATGCAAAACCAAGTCCGCCTTCAATGGAAAACATAAGCTGTAATCCAAGCCATCCGTTTTGACCAGCTATAGGTGTGCCATCACCGACAGTCCCTATAAATTTAAGATCATAACGCCCAGCTTTGACTATGCCTTCGTTACCTGAAGATCCACCTTCGTTTGGATCAATTTCTCCGAAAAAGTCTGATATATCAGTCATAATTTTTCCCTTACTATGCTTCAACCCAAGTCGTATGAATCAAATTTTTCAATATGACTCATAAGATCTTGGATATCAGCGTTTATAAATGCAAGCCATTTAAAGCCATCAATGGGTAAGTTATTGTTTTCTTCATCAATGAGTTTAAGTTCTGTTTTTATTTTTTCAGAACACTCAGTCAATGTATTAAACAATCTTTCATTTTCAGGTAAACGACTCACTTCAACATTTCCTCTCTGATTGTTTTCCAATCGAAAGGCATTTCAGCAGGAAGTCCGTATCGGTTTTTAGCCTGATAACCAGGTGCTTCCTGAGTGAAAATCTTTCTATCACCAGCAATGGTTTTAGTAGTCATACCGCCACCCTTGCCTTTGACTTGGACAGTACCAAGTTTGTAATTGCAGAAAAAGACTGCATCACTATGTTCAATAATTAGATCGGCAGCTTTATTGTTTAATTTAATTTGATGCCTATCATGCGGCTCATTGGCAGGATCTTCATATCGCTTAACAGTGTTATGAGCAATCTGGACAATGGTTAAGTTTCTTTGATCTCTAAGATCATCAAGTAACTTTACATATTCTTTCCAAACTTCTAATGCTGCTGCAAATCCTTTACCGAATGCTGGCGCACCGATTTCATTCCAACCATTCTGTTCGCATACATGATCGTGTATAAGATTTTCTAACCAATCCAAACTATCAATAGCAACAACCTTATATTTATGATCTTCTTCAAGCAGTAAATTTAATCTGCTTAAAAATTCATCATAAGTTTTTGCTACTGGGAAGTGATCACATTCGATCTTTCCAATACCATCTTCTGTTTGAACAATGATTGCTTTATCCATTGTGGCAATAAAGGATGTTTTACCAATACCACCAGGGCCATAAATAACTATCTTGGGTGGCTTTAATTTAGCCTTGCTTTGTATATCAGCTAAACTCATTACACCACCTCTATTTCTTTATCATCACCTTCAACAGAATTTTTTAATAAATTGCTATAGTGTTGTGATAATAATTCTAATTTCTCAACCTCAAAATTAAGATTACCAATTTGGTTTAACAAATCTCTTCTTTGGTTGTTGCATAAAACTACTTTGTTATAAAGTAATTTATTTTCATCATTAAGATCATTAACCTTGTATTCTTTTCCATTTTCGTCAAAGGTAAAAGTTAATTCTTCTTTGCTTTCTTTCTTAGCCATAATTACTCCTTGTGGCGTTTGTTATAAGTTTCACAATCTGCTTTGGCACTACAGAATCTGCAATGGTCTCCGTAGACATATTGTGGGTTTTCTTCAAAACAAGCCTCAATGGCTGGTTTTAAATCGTTGAAGCCCCAACTGACTAAATTGGGTGCTGTGATTTCAAATGTTTTTACTGGTGTTCTTTTGCTTACTCTTGGTTGGCAGATAGATAGTTCCATTATGGTATTTTCATCACCATACTTTGTTAATACACCTAAACCATAAATCATAAGCTGTTTATTTCTTGTTGGATCAACAGGCCAAGTACCTGTTTTCAAATCAACTACCTGTATTCTGTCTTTTCCTATTAATACAGCATCTGCTGTTCCGTGACATTTATCCGATATTTCATCAATGGTAAATTTTTCCTCAATCAAAAGCGTTGCATCTAATTCTTCTTTCCTTTTATTAATGTAATCAACATAAATTTTGGCACAATCAATCATGTCTTGATCCACTTTTATTTCAAAGGCTTCAATATGCTCAGTTCTACCTAACCAATATTCCTCTAAGGACATATTGTTAATACGATCCTTTAAATGCATTTCGGTTATAGAGTGAATCAAAGTACCAGTCGCTGCTGGTAAGCCAACAGTGTATTCAGCATGGTAATTAAGCAAAGCTGATGCAGCGCACTTAAACCATCTTTCAGAGCTTGAAGGACTACAGATCGCGTGAGCCATCGAATGTTACCTTTGAGCCTTTTTCATAAATTTCAATTTCTTCTAAGCTGTAAAGAATGCGACCAACAATTTTATATGGTTGTGGGCCGACATTTTTACCTCTCCAATTATCTAAAGTTCGCTTACTTCTCCCCCAGCGTTCAGCCAATTCTTCAGTAGTTAGAAATTTTTTGTCAGTAGTATCATTCATAGTATCTCCCTACTTGTTATTACTTATGGACAAATTTACACGCTTTCACTATCATAAGCAATAGGTAAATTTAAAAAAAGGAGTTAGAGATGAGTTTAGATAACCTAACAGAAAGAGACTGGGATAAAGCTATTAAGAATTTAGCTAGTAAAAAACAGGTTGGTGGAGACCATTACAAGACATTAAAAATATCACCAACCGAATATGTTTATGCGAACAACCTGTCTTGGAATCTTGGTAATGTAGTTAAATATATAACCAGAAGAAAGACAGATCAGGTGGAAGATCGTGTTAATGATCTTCTGAAAGCAAAGCACTACATAGACCTGGAGTTGCAAATGGTCTTTGGTAGAGATGGCGAGGGCAACGATATAGGGCCATATACCATAGAAACTAAGGTCTAGGAGTATGGATATGAATCTTGCTGACTTTAACGATCCTATTCTTTCAGAAAGGAATGGGAGAAAACCTGTTTATATGGACAGGAATTTGGTTAAAGACTTTTTAGTATTCTGTAGAAACCATAACAAAGATCCTCATAGCGTTGCTGAATACCTGCTTAAACTAGGTATTCATGCAACTCAAAAGGATAATATTTGTATTGATATAGATAACTTATAAAGTTCTACCAGAATTTATAATGCTTTCTATGTGATTGCCGACCACATTCGCATTTGCAATAGCTTTTTCTTGGTGAATGTGAGCATAGCGTTGGGTGGTAGCCACATCTCTGTGTCCCAATAAATTACCAACATCTGATAAATTAACTTTCTGCAAAGACCATGATGCATAGCTATGTCTAATATCATGTAGTCTTGCATCCGCACACCCCACGCGCTTACGGACAATTTCCCACACCGCTCTGGGTGTATTGATGCCAATGATATATTCTCCGCCCCCCTCGCACTGCGCAAGCACTTTACGGACTGCTGGCGTAATGTGGATTATACGATCCTCTCCGAGTTTATCGGTTTTGTGGTCTTTGATAACCAACATATCTCTCTCTATGTTAGACCACTTAGCCTTTCGTATCTCCCCCACTCTTGCGCCTGTCAAAAGGAGAAGTTTTATAAATAAACAGCCCTTGAGATAGCGCTTGCGCGTGCTTAGGGAATCTAGCTCATCGTAGATAGCAATGAGTTCTTTGTTAGATAAGTAGCGTTTACGCTTTACTTCTCTATTCTTCGGTATATTACTGGCTGGGTTATGCTCCATATAACTGAGCGTGATAGCCAA